TCAGCCTCTAATCTTCCTGATTCAAAACCTTGCGAAACGTTTTCTGGAAACTCTTGTATTCCAGTAAATGCACTTTCTATAAGACCTAATTTTTCTACATTGTCTTGTGCTATAGCTGCAAAATCAGGATCGGTTAAATGACGCATTAATATAGGATTTGTTTGTGCCATATCCATTTCATATATGTCTTTTTCTTTGTTTCTTTCTTTTAAAATTCTAAAAGTTTCTTCACTATCTAAAGCAATATTTGATGGCAAATTTAGACGTTCCGCTAATTTCTGTGCTTGACCAGTTCTTTCGGGATCTAATTTAGAAACATTAATTAAAGTTTGTCTTAATAGTTTTTCTCTATTTTCATTATCTCTTTCATCAATTATGTCAAACGGATTATCATTACCATAGTCTTGACTAGGTGTCTGATCTAAAATGTCAAAAGGATTAGTAGACATAATTAATTAGATAACCCATAATTTTTAAGATTTTCTCTGGCCTGTGTTTCATTTTCTGGTTTACCTGCTTTTAACCAATACTCAGCAATAAGTGCTTGCGTAGGAAATTTATTTTTATCTCTTATAGATTTTTGTATTAATTTAGAAACTTCTTTATTAATTTTACTTGTAAAGACTTTTACATTTTGTCCTTCAAATAAAACATTAACAAAAACATTTTGTAAATTATCAAACTCAACAGTAGAAGGTATTACATCTGTTTTATCACGACCTAAGAATCCACCTCTATCAACACTAACTAAATCAGTTAACAACACATAATTAAGTGCTTCCTGTTTTTGACCCATTGTTAATTTAGTATTGTTGTTGCTTATTTGTCGTGCGTTAATTTCTTTTAACCATGCGTCATGTATTGCTGTATATTTTATGTTATTTTTCTTACTTTTATTTCTGTGCAAATTACCCATGTCATATCTATCTAAAGTTGCTTTTAACATAGTGATATTACCTGTAGCTTCTACTACAGCTTTTTCACTTTTTAAGGATGCTGCATATCGTTTTAACTCTTGATATTGTCCATTACTTAATTTGTGACTATGTGTCTCTAAATTAGTTGCTATTTCTTCTGGGTTGTTTATTAATTCAACTACTGTATTATCATCAGATTCTTCTGGTTGACCATCTTTCAATATTTCCTGATCTTGCTCAGTAAAATTATCAATATTAATATTATTAGCAACTAAATTTTGCCATCCTCCCGGTACTGCAAATGCTATTTCTTTTGCATTATTAAATGCTTGATAATATACGCTATTTGTTTCATTTTCTCTTTTGTCATATTTTATGTCTAAATCTTTTAATGCATAATCTAATTCATCTTTATCTTTAATTGTATCTTTTAATTTTTTTACTAATACGTTTTTTGGTTGTAAACCTGTAATTTCGTTTACTATAACTGTCTCGTCTGTGTCAGGATTATAATCATAATCAATATTATTTTTTAAAACTTCTAAATCATTTGCAACTTTATCATTGTAAATCATTTGTTTTTGTAAACCTTCGTATTCTTCAGTACCGGGATAAGGTCCTAAATCAGACATTGTAATAGGTTTATTAACATTAATTTCATCATAATTTTCTGGATTGCGTTTTGCTCTTGCTCTTGCTCTATTGTATTTACGTTGTTCTGATGGACTATCACCAAAATCACTTCTTTTAACAGTATCTTCTCTAAATATTTTTTTTGTACCCTGATAAAAACTTAAATTTTTTCTTCTAAATTCTGCAAGAACTAATGCGTTGTATCTATCTAAAATACCGTCATTAACTATTTTAAAATTATCTGGGTTATCTAAAAATTCTTTTATATATTTTTCACGATTACCTGTTTTAGCTCTTTGTCTAATTATTTTTTTAGGTATTGGAATACTAGCTTTATATTCTCGTTCTGCTCTTGTATATAAGGAATCTGCTTTTTTAAGACCTATTTTTTGTACTGCAAACAAATGTGTTGTTTGATGTTGTGGTATTAAAGTTTTTGTAGCATCTTCTTTATAAAATATAGAGCGATTTCTTATTTGTTGTAATAGTTCTATTCTTTCAGATCGTTCTGTACCTGTTAAATCTATAAGTGTATCATCAGTATTAAAACCATCTACTACTGCTCCATCAGAGCCATTACTTGTAGTGTTGTTGCTACTTAAACCAAATATTGTATTTGCTTGATCTAAAAATCTAGCATTATTCTGATTACTATTATTAGCAATTACTGTGTCAACAATAACGCCTTGATTATGTTCGCTATGTTTTTTATCTACTTTTTCTTGTAAATCTTTTTTATCTTTTGGATTTAATACTGGATTTAATTTTTTAAATAATTTTTTTATTTCTCCCCACTCTGTATCTTCAGCAAGGTTGTCTATAAGAGCCTTATATACGTCCATATTATATTCATTTATTGATTGTATATATTGATCACTAATACCAAGTTTATTACCATCTGGACCTGTTGCTTCCGGATCTAAATTCCAACCTTTTAATATTGCTTTTTCTTCAATTTTTTTTAAACCTGCTGCATAATGTTTTATAAATTCACCATCAGGATTATTCCAACTTTCATAATTATTTTTTGCTTCATTTGTAAAAATTGAAATTGCAGCTTCTACTTCATTTTCGTGAGCAACACGTTGTTGTTTTATAGAATGCTGCGTCATTTTATTTTCAGCAGATTTTAATGAAACTGATGCCATATTTTCAAACAAAAATTTTATCTGGCTATTACTTGCTTTTTCTGCATATGACTCCATTAATCCATAATTATTATTACTGGTTAGATCATATTGACTATTATTACTGTCTTTATCAACAGTTTTGATTGCGTCATAACCTTTAGTATTTAGATAATTATTAGTATTATTTTGTAGTTCACCATAAAAATCATTATATAATTTTTTTGATTCAACATCGTTATATTCTTCTTGTAGTTTTATAGCAATATTTGCAACATTTCTTTGTGCCTGACTAGATCTTTGTAGGTCATCTGTAACAGTATCCTGTACAGGTTCTATTGTGCCACCGGTAAATTGTGGTGCTGATCCAATTTCTAATCCTACTTGTGGTGTGTTTTGTAAAGGTACTCTTGCCATAATTATTTTTTAAAAAATTCTGAAGGTAAACCAGAAACTATTGAACTAGCACCGGTCAAGAAAGTGCTACTCATATTTAAAAATGGATTAATCGCATTAGCAGTAGAAAATAAATTATTAGCAGATACACCTAACATATCTCCTCTTATACCTGTGCTGACTGCTTGCGCTCGTTTGGCATTCATTGCTCTTACCTTATTGGTATTCATAGTTAATCTGTCTATTTCTTTAATTAATTCAGCACTGGCAAAAACATTAGCAGTACTACCGACACCCATTTGTATACCCCTTGCAGCAAACGATGCTCTTGCACTAGACATTGCCTGACCTGCCTTCATGGTTCGTATTGCTATTTGTTGGTTATATGCTCTACCTATATGCTCTGCTTGCCTTTCTAACATACGTTTATTAAGCTGCGCCATATCACGTTGATGTTCTAAATTTAAAGCACGACTTCTTGCTAAATATCTTTCTGTATTTGCTTTAGATTGGTCACCAATTAAACCAGTTACAAGACTACCTACACCAAAACCAATACCTAACTTATCTCCTATTCCTAATGCTCCAAAATCTAACCCCATTGTTGTACTTACCTCAACGTTGCTTTATTTTTTAGTATATATACATAATATCCGTTTATGGTCACACTATCCACCAATAGCAACCTCCAATGTCATACCTACAACTGTTAATGGCAAAGGATCAGTCTGTCTTACAAATAATTGACCATTGTCTTGCCAAGAAGGAGTCAACATTATTTTTATATCTTCTGTTTTTAAATTTGGTGGTGTTCCGTATGGTTCTGTTGTACGTTGTTTTGCTTCTATTAATTTGTCAGAAGATGGGCCGGCAAAAATACCAGAAGATTCTAATACCCTTATCCAAACATGATTTAAATTTTTAACTCTGCCCTGACCAAAAGCTTCTACTTGCAATGCCATAGGTAAACTTTGCAAATCGCTGTTATATTCCAAACCTACATGAACTACACTAGCTGCACGTTCTAACGTTATAGCACCACCACTAACTACTCTTTGTGGATGTACTGAACCATCTGCCAAAATACTAACTGTTTTACCTTCTATAAAATTAAGACCAGATATTGAATTTCTTGCAACTTCATAAGACGTTAATCCAGTATTACGCAAAGGCGCAGGTAAATCTTTATCTAGTTTTGCAGTAGCAACTGTTTGACTAGAAGTAGCAATGATTGTTAAACGATATAAAGTAGTGCCATCAACAATTACTATTGCGTCATCTTTATCTGCAACACTAGGAGGTGCATTAAATAAATTGTAATTAGTAGTGACAGTAACGGTTTCACCTCTTGTGTAATTTGTACCACCAGATATAGTTACTGTCTGACCAATATCTGTATTTGTACCATCGTATGTTGCACCGCAATCAACAAAAAAACTATCACGTTGAGTTGCAAATATTCTTGTACCCATGCGTTCTATATATCTTTTTGACGCACCATTAATAGTTCTTTTTATAACGCAATAAACAACGTCATCTGCACCTTCAGCAACAACTGCAACACTTTCAAACAAACCATCAGTATCATGTTGATGCCATGCACCTATTGCTTGTTCTGGTACATAGGTAAGACCTAATAATTTACCTTGATCATTAATAAACCAAACTACAGGTAATGGTGCTTTTGCCATGCCCATATCTTTAATATCAAAATGATCAAATAAATGTGCTGCTCTTAGTGACAAATCTCCTGTAATAAAACCATTAGCTTGCCAGTTATAACCTAATTCTCTAACGTGACCACCACGAGATGCAGCATATACCATGCTGTTATTGACAATAACTGGTTGTGCATTATTAGAACCTACATATGATTGTGGTTTTACTGATATAGACGTAGGTGTTATAGCGTCACTGTTTACAGAGGTTACACGCCATTCTGCTGATCCTGTAAGCAAAAGCAATTGTGTTAATGGAACAATATGTCTAATAGTGTTAGCTTCACGAGCAGCAACTCTAAATTCAATACGGTCATCATCTCGTATAGGTAAACCAAACGACATATTACTTTCTGTACCTGATTTAGTCATCCATATACTTTGTGGAGAATTATTTGGCCCTGCAAACACTCTGCGTTGCTCAAAATAAGATACAGCACCCGGATAATTACCAGTACCAACAAAATCGTTTTCGTATATAGGTGGCGTTACAGAAAAATCTGGCCCTATATTGTTATCAATGATAGTTGTAGTTGTAGTTTCTCCTATAAAACCAAAAATACCACCTTGATCTTTGTAAACTCTATATCTACTAGCACCAGACACTGCGTTCCAAGTAATTGTATTTTTTGCGCCACCGATAAAAAGATTATTGTTTACAGATGCTGCACTTGATTGCGAGCTTTCGTCAACTAAATTTGTTGCAATAGCAGTAACAACATAATTATGAGTAAAAAAAGTATCTGTATTAGTGCTAGTAGATGAAGGTATATAAGCAGCAACACTTACTCCAGTAGGTGCTGCAATAGGACTACCAAAATTAATTACTTTAACTTCCCATTTTGTTGCACCCAATCTTCTTAATTCTCTTGGAGCATGATTAGGATGTACTAAAGTTACAACGTCAGCAGATTGTACATAATGCACATCAAATAATTCTGCTTCTAAATATGGTGCTGGTATTTCATATATGTTGGGATTTGTTGGCATTGCATACCAATTAGTAGCATTAGGTGGTTGGCTATTAGAATGTGCTGTTTTAGCATAATAATTAACACCGTTATATAAAGCTATATCTCCTACTGCATAATTTGTACCACTGTTCCACGCTGCACCATTGTTATAAAATAAAGTTTGACCTTGTGTATGAAATCTAAAATATCCATTACCCATTTCAATAACCATAGTTTGCACAGTGTTAAAAGTAAAAGACAATAATCTTGTAGCTTTTGTACTGTCTTTAACTTCTCTAACAAACGCAAATCCCGGTCTGTTTTCTGCTGGCCCTTGTGGTTTAGAAATAAAATTACGCATTGTAGCTGCGCCTTGTTGATATTTTGCATCATCTATACGACCAAACATTTCTGGTGATATTTCACCTGCTGAAAATGCTTTGGAAAACGTGCGTGTTACTGGCATTTATTATCTCCCAGATGTCCAAGGTACTATATGTTCTATTGTTATATCTCTTTGTAAGTTGTCTGCTTGTTTTGCACTTGCTAAATAACCTTGCATCATTTCTATACTACGTTTTGCTTCTGCCATACCTTGATCTCCTTTTATAATTGGCCCTGCCAACATAGATGCCAAATGCCAAGACAATGTATTTATAAATAAAGGTGGAAATAAAGATGGGTCAGTTATGAATGCCTGATATCGTAACATTGCATTTTCCTGATTTGTATATATAAAATTACCTTCTATTGCAAATTGTTGTGGTGTATATTGTCCGGCCACAATAGTGGGAGCAAAATTAGCTGTAAAATTACCCGGAGTATCACCGGCAGACATTCTTGTAGCGTAATCGTTTTGTGCCGTAGGGGATATTATTGCAACAGCACTCATCATGTCGGCAGGTGTTGCATATGCATATTCCCATTGATCTAAGGTATTTGTAGTTAAAGCTAAACTACCTCGTTTAGATGCAAAACTCCATGTATGCATTGCCAATAAACTATTTCTTGCAATCGGATAAAAACGTGCAGCTTTTTCCGCTTGTGCTGATCCTTCTGGTGGGGATAGCGTAGCTATTGTTGCATCGTCACCCAAGTTAGCTAGGGCAAGGTTGCAAATGTCTACTTCAGTTGCCATAACATCTCCTAAAAAAAAGGGAGGTTAGCAGTAATACTACTAGCCCCCATTGTGTAAATAAAACAACTAATGCCTACTTACTTGCTGCTTCAAGTTGACTAATAAGAGTTTCTTTTGTTTGTCTTCTATCAAGTTCAACACCAATAGAACGACCATAAACTTCGAGTTCGGCTTTTGTCATTGCTTCAAAATCAATAACATCAGACCCACCAACTATTTCTATATTGGTATTTGGCTCTCCGTTGTACTCAAACTCTTCATCAGCTTCTCGCATGGATTGACCAACGAAACATTTGATTTTTGCTTTGTAAATAGGCATAAGTTTTTTTTATTAAGCTACGGTAAAGCCAGAAGCATAAAACTTTCTGCCGTCACCAATTGTTTCTACTATATCAGCAGTAACTTTACCTGCATTAAAAGTACCAGCAATTGTGTATCTAGCACCAATATATCTTTGGCCTTTACCAGCAATATCTGGGTTAAAACGTACTACTACGTTTTTGCCTAATGTTAATGCTGCTGTAAGAATTGCATCGCTGCTTCCAATTACAGTAGGACTAGACAAGTTAGCATTTGCGCTAGTAATAACTTCAAACTTTACGCTTGTACCATTTGCTAATGCAGTGGTAACAGCAAAGTTCATATAC